GTCCCGTGGCTCTGTTCACAAACTGATATGTTAGCAGATGATTGGGGGGTACTATCATGAAAATTCAAATTACAGTGCCATGCTATAAAGGTCTTATACCAGCTTAGGTTCAAAATCTCCACAGCCATCGGTCTTACTTGTGTAGGGCCAAAATGGTGTGCCTTTTCCGTCTTCGATGTTTCTTATTATTGGAGCGTTTTTACGACACTCTCCCATTTCAGGATTAATGCTTTTCCACAAATCACAACTCTCACAGCTATACACCTGTTTCTTCCCAATCATCTGCGAAAATATCCGCATTTGATGGTGACCAGGGGATGCTAGCACCGCCTTTCATTTTTAAGACAAAGCCATCTCCTGAGCGATTCAATTTTACATTACTGGCATTACCATTTTCCCATTGAATACGCTTCACATCAATTCCTGACTTCATTTTTTCTAAGGCCCAGATAAATGTTTTTTTCATTAGATTACCTCCAGAGGACATCGGTGTTTTCGGTTAAAAATTTTTCTAATAACATCACGCACACTTTTGGACGTGTCATTTGTGTAAGATAAAAAGTATGATTTCCACTTAGTAGCTGTCCAGCCAGAATCAAGACACCATTTCTCATTATCCTGTGCTAGCACCAACCGGGCTTCCATTTCTATGAAGTGGTCACACCATGAACGGTTCTTAACAACGAACTTACCGTCTTCATAAACAATCTGGCAATACTCACTGATTTCAGAAGCGTTGGTAATATCCAGACTGAAAGCGCTGGCAGATAAAAATAATGTTATGATTATTGTTTTCAAAATATACCTCCTGATTTCGGGTTAAAGTCTGGTGAGGGCAAATCTATAAGTGTCCATAAAATCTGGAAATTTTAGTTTGTTTATTTTTATTTTAGGAATTTTTTTTTTAGCTTTTTCTTTCCATAAATCCCTTTCATCACGGGCATGACCTAAAATTTTAAGCAATTCCTGATTGTCAGAATCCAGACCGTTAACTTCGATTTTTAAATTTTGTATAGTATGTAATTGATTAGTATTGCGCTCTTGATGCCGTTTTATATTTTCACCTAATTCTCTTCTTTTTGTATCGAGCCTTGCAATAGTTTTTTTATCGGTGGTAACAATTTTCGCCAGCCCTTCTTTGCTATGGGTTTTCATCCAATCTCGGTATGAATCACCCATCTTCCCAATCCTTGTCTCTCACGAAGAACCAGCCATACTCCTTTGTAGTTCGCCATTTTGAAAATTTAACAACATATCCATTTGATTCGGCCATGTTACATAGACGGTCAACACGTTTAAGAAAAATTTCATTGTATTCATAGGGCATTGTATTGATAATCTGTTGCTTTGCTGCCATCTGGAAGCGGTCTTTTTTGTTGAAGTTATTCAGGAATTGTTTGGTAATTTGATTTATGTATGCACGGGAAGCCATGCAAATTCCATAGTAGGCTTCACGCAGTTCTTTCTTGGTCATTTCTTTCAAGTCTTTCTTGAATTTGACTTTATCCTTTTCAGGCATATTATCTGGCCGGTACAACTCTCTCATTTGTCACCCGGCAATTTTATTTCAAATATGTGCATAGTTTGTTTATCATTCATAATCGGGCCTTTAGATATGAAAAATGCCTTTTTACCTTCGTCTAAAATAAAGCCTTCAATCGGCTTCACTTTTTTTTCAACCATCTTTTCATATAATTTCAAAGCCCACTCTTCGGTCATTTTTTTACTTTCACCTTACCAGACCTGAGTTCGGATTTTAATTTATTCTGCTGCCTGGTCGTCAGTGGGGTTGTCTTCTTCGATAGGAGAAACCCAATCTGTCTTTTCGATTTTCTTTTCTTTGTTGCCATCTGTTACCTCGATTATTTCAGCGTCTTCAATTGGAGGGAGAGCTTTCTTCTGCATCCGCTTTTCCCTGTCTTTAAGATAGGATTGTATTGTATTCACCGCTAGCACGGTAGATTTCCCAGTAGTAATTTGTGGGCTTGTTATAGTATTATTCTGAACATTTAACTGTACGGCCGGTGACCTTTCTTTGGCAATTACAAATGGCATCAGCCGGATAATTTTGTCCATTGCTTTGTGGCGTAAATCTATATCTGTGGAATCTAAATCACCTTCCAGTTTTATCATTAATTTGGAAAGCAAGCCAGGAGTAGATTGACCGTTTTCATTTCGGTCCATCATATCAAGAACGAGTTGGCGAGTTAATTGTTGCCTTCGCTTTGTAATTGTTATTCTTGAACCTTTTGGTGGCATAAAATCAATATATACTGTTAGTTAGTTAGTGTCAAGGGGGAATGAGTTTTTTTACCATTTTTGTGATATAATAAATCTAAATTATAAGAAAACACTAAATAGGAGCCATAAAATGCAAAGAATAGTCTCATCTGTAAAAAGCGTAGTTACCACTGGTGCTGGAACAGTTTTAAAACCTGAAACTGGCAATGTCGGTTATGTCAGAATTGAAAATAAAGATGCAACGAACCCAATTTATGTCCATCACGGGGATGATGCCCCAACAGTGGCAAATGGAGCATTTGTCGATGCTTTAAAATCAATCGTAATTAATCCCGCAAACGGAAGGGTTGATAATCGAATAATTGCCATTGCTACCGGTGGTACAGTTCTTGCCATAGTTGATATAGGATAAAATAAAAAGCCCCGGTTGGAGACCGGAGCTTCTTTTTTAACCTTAAACCAATAGAGAGTGGTTGGAAAACCAATTCTCAGAGGCTTTTTTATTATATATTATACTAACTCACTTCGCAAGCAATAATTTATATTATCGATAATGGGCGAAAAAATCCAAACTTTAGGCCAGCTTATCAAAAGCATGAGCCTTGCCTCGTTCATCGAAACCTTTCTTTACCTCTGGGATACCAAAACAATCAATTATGAGCCGTGGAAACTATGGCCCAAACAAATACCAGTATGCAATATACTGGATAAAGCCGAAAAACTGTTCTGGCCGAAGGCCCGCCAGGTCGGAGGAAGTCAAATTGCTGCTGCATTGGCCGTAAAAGTGGCTTTACAGGAGCCAAATTCTGAAATTGTCATTGTGTCCAAAAATGAAGATAAAGCCAAATATTTCCTTAAAAAACGTGTTTTACCTCTATTAAACGCCTTACCAGGGAGAGGTTTGACCCCTGGAATTAAAGGATTTGAGTGGGGTGAGTGGAAATCCAGTGTTCGGGGAGTGATGTTCAATAATGGAAGCACAATTGACTGTGTTACTACTGAAGATGATGCCGCCCGTGGAAATACGGCCCGTTTGGTGATTATGGACGAAGCCGGTACAATGCAACATGCCAATGAAATTTGGAAAGCAGCCTCCCCATCCATTGAACAGGTGTTTGGAGGCCAAATTGTGGTTATTTCGAACTCAAAAGCCGGTTCCTGGTTCAATAATATGCTCAAAAAACTGCATTCTGGGAAGGTTAAAGGCGTTTCCATATATTTTATGAATCTGTGGACAGACCCAAAAAGGACTGAAGCATGGGCTGAAATACGAAAAACACAGTTTGATAATGATATTGATTTCTTTGTAGAATACCCAGAAACACTGGAACAGATGTTTTTAAAACGGGAGGGCTATGTTTACCCCACTTTTGACGCTCAGGAAAACGGCAGACATGTTTATTCTTTCGATAATGATTGGACTATGCGCCTTATTTATGGTTATGACCACGGTTTTGACCATTTTACAGTATTTCTTATGGGTTTGTATGACCAATATCAGGACCATTTATATGTTTTTGATGAGATGTACTGCTCGCAAAAAGACACTTATGAGTCTTCTGTACTGATTAATGAGAAAATAGCCTATTGGAAGGGCAGAGGCATGCCGGAACCCTGGAAAAAGATAGCAGATACCTCTATTTTTGCCGAAAGAGGCCAAAAATCAGTATCAGACCTGGTTCGTGCCTATACCAAGATTTCCTTCCAAAAATCAATAAAACACGATGAAGAGGGGTCCAGTTCCCTTTTAAGGGGCAGATTTACCCAAAATCAAATCTCTTTTCACCCCAGATGCTACGAATTAATGCGTCAATGTCGTGATTTAATGTTCACGGCTGCCGGAAAAGCCTCTGACCGGGATAATGATGGTCCAGATATTCTCAGATATTGGTGTGCTGACCTGAAACAGCAGGAAAGGCCGAAGGCAGAACCAAAACGTAGGCATTACAATCGTGGACCTGATGGTGGTTCCATGTTGTTACCTCAAAAACAAAAGAGTAATGATTTTAATAAATCTCGTACAGCTTGGATGGCATATTGAAAAAAAAGTATTGCTAGCACCTTAATTTATAGGTTATATTAAAAGTGAATCCTTATAGCTCCATTTAGAGCCAAAAAGGTAAATGAAAAATCTGATTTTTAAATGTTCACAAACTGCAAATGTAAAGAAAAGCGGTAGAAAGGTCCGGTGTGGCAGGTTCCTTTGCGAGATTAGCAACAAAATTGTTCTGGTCTGTGCAAAGTGTGGCACCAAATATTCCTTGACTCAAGAAGAGGATGGTCGTTGGATAATGGCAATTCTTTTAGAGAGCGTATTTAAAATTCAAATAAAAAAGGAACCTAATCATGCGTTTAAATAAAGTTTACCCCTTTATTGGGGATAATGCTACCACTCCTGAGAAAGTGGATTTTGGCAATATTAATGCAGCAGCTCTCACAACTCCCACAGCTACTAAGGCTTCAGTTGATGCCATAACAGTAGGCATGGGGTTTTTGGAAATTACCATTAATGGATTGAATCGAAACTTATTGATGTCTCTCGATTAATGCTTACTAGTGAATTACAACCTTTGGTGCCTCCCGGTGAGAAGGGTAGCCCTGGCAACCCACTTAACGTGGAGGAACTTGAGGATTTAATCAGCAAAGCCAACGGAGGCGCAGATGTAAAGGTTAAGGGCTTCAGAGAAGTTGACCCGATTGATATTGCGATTATGAATATTGATAAAACAAATGAACTGAAGGCAAACACTCCCGATGCAAAAATTGGTTCTGAACTCAGACAGAATTTAAAACAAAGTCTTAAAGATATTAACCGTGTTCCGAAAAAAATATTTCAAGACCGGGAACGTGGATTATTTTTAGCACTTGACCAAGACGATAAATTGTGGATATTGGAAAAAGAAACATGGTTTGAAATTTCAGAACCATCTTATCCTGATTTACCGCAAAAGGAGTTGTAGCATGGATTGGTTAAAAGTAGTAAAGAAAGCCTTTAAAGCTGGTGTTATTTCTGGATTAGCAGGTGCAGGCGTAAGTCAGGATGTATCTGTTGCTCTTGGTACCGCATTGGTTGGTGCCGTATTTGGCGCTATTGAAAATTGGTTCAAACATAGGAGTGAATAAAAAATGCCAAACGTACAAAATAATTTTAATGCACTGAATGGCGGTGGTTTTGCTGATAAGCAGATAAACAATGTCCCGGCTAAAAATCCGGTAGATGCTGTTTTATCTAATGTTACCAATCAAGGTAAAACCAGCATTCGTTCAACAGGCAACTTCAATTCAAAAGTTGTAACTCAGTAGGGGGGTGATATGCCCGGAGATGGAAGAAGAATAACCACTGCTAATACTGATAACGGCAAAGAAGTTCTTGGGGTTGATATAACTGGTCCCAAAGATTTCGATAAGCTCAATATGGATGGAGCCAGCCCTGTTAGAGTAGTTAAGCGTGGAAAATAAAATTTAGGAGGATAATAGCATGAGTAATGAAGCGTTGCTATTTGATAAGCCCGTTGGGGTTTTGGCTAGAAGCGTTGAAGTTGACAGTTTCGGGCCAGCCCCAGTAATGATTATTAAAATCGTTCAGAATGGTTTTAAGATAAGAATTATGGAAGAAACTTTTGTTGCTAAAACAATTGATGAAGCCAAAGAACTTATCGGAGCCAAACTTGATAAATTATTAAAAGATTTGAAGAAAAACGATAAGTAATGGCAAAGACTGAAGTACCGGCAGGAAATAACTTCGTTCAGTTTTACGCTGACCTTTATCGGTCATTTCTGAGGCGAAACCGACTTGTAAGAGCCAGGGAAAATCAGAATTGGGGCATGTTCTCCGGTGTTGATGGCGCTCAATGGGACCCTGACCAATTACAACAGCTTCTCGAAGAAAAAAGACCCGCACACCAAATTAATTTTATCCAGCAACAGGTTCAGCGTTTATTAGGGAGCGCACTTCAGAATGGAACTGAAACCGATTTCCTTCCAGAAAGGAATATGCCGAGTGATACAACAATTAAACTCAATGATTTATTCCTGGCAGACAAAAATCGTACTGGGTGGAGCAAGGCTGACCGGTTAATGAAAAGGGCTGGCCTTATCATGCGTGGCACTTATGAAATGTATATAGATTACCGAAGCGACCCACAAGGCGCTATTGGGAAAAGGTATCTCAACCATGATAGAATTGGCTTTGACCCTGATTGGGATACTGATAACATTAATGATAATAAACATATCATCCAATGGGCTTGGATGGACCCGGAAGAAATAAAATTCGTTTACAATAAAAGTACAGAAGAAATTGAAGCTGCTATTGAGTTCTGGAAACAGGCAATTGCGACCAGAGGTGACCAGCTTGAAGATGTTATTCGCGCACAAACTCTTTTTGCCGATGCCCCTGAATTTGTAGATATGTTGAACCAGAGGTTCCTGGTGATTCAGGTATCTCGACTTGACAGGGTTCCCACTGACAAATTATTTGATTTGGAAAAGCGTGAGTTTCTTCCTGAAATGTCGGCAGAAAACCAAACTGCTATGATGCAGTTGCGTGGTAAAAGTTTGAGGGTTCTCAGAGGCAAAACTGCTGTATGTAAAGTAGCAAC